GCCGAGTAGTCGCCGGTGTTCGACGCTGCCGATTGGTTGCCGGTGTTCGACGCTGTGCCGCCTACCACCGTCTGCTCAACCGACTTATCTACCTTGCTCATGATCCAGTCGAGGGCCCGCGAGATCATGGTCGGCATGCTGATTTCCGCCTCCACCACCAGGGTGGCGCTGGCGATCTTGCTGTCATCGTCGTGACGGCTCAGTTGCCCCGAAGCCTTTACGATGGCGAATCGGCTTTCGCCTGGGGCGTAGTAGCCGAAGACATCGAGGGGATACTCACAAGAGTGGAAACCCGAAGAACATGCCTCTACCTCACCCTCATGCTTGTAGGTGCCGCCGATCTCGAACTGGTAGTCGCGGCAGGTCAGGTCCTGCTTGAATCCCTTGTAAGCGGTCACGACCTCTTCGGACGCAGCTTTTTTCTTGCTCGCCATCGCGATTCTCCGTTTTAGGTTTGCCCTGGGTTGGGCGATAGGGCGCCCGGATGGGCAAATGGGTTGGAGCTGGTGATGCCCCGGCGAACCGGGGCGGGGTGGTTAGTCGTGATAGCTGAGCACTGTGTGAATGCTGTGCACTTCGCAGATATCAACGCACTCCAGTTCCTCAACATGCTCGATGTACTCATCGACGCCGCCCTGTCGGTCCAGGGTGATGATCGCTATCTCTGTTACAACACGCGTTATCTTGGCCTTTACGCGTCGCGGCTTTTGTTCTTCCATCGTCTGCCCTCCAGGGCGTTCTGACTTCCTCGATGCGCCTGTCTCCAAGCGCATCTGAGAAATCGTTTATTCATGGGTTTATGCTGAGTAGAGATACCAAGAGAAGATGCGGCAGCCCCGCATCGGCTTGAAGAACTGGTACATCACGCGTGCATCCGCACGGTGATGTAGCCGTTGCTTGCAACTACGTGCTCCCAGCAATTGAAGAAGACGGACTGTCCGAACTTCTTCATTGCCGCCTGGCGAACCTTCACCTCAACGTCCAGAGGCTGTTCACCGGCGTCCGGCAGGGCAAGCCATTGCAGGCTCTTGCCGTCGCTCAGGTGGGAATCGATGTTGAATTGAGCCATTTCAGTCTCCTTAATAGGGTTTGCCAGCGTTGATGTATGCACTTCCTGCTAGCTCGGTTAGAGCTAATAGCTGCCAGGAATCGATCGCTCCGCCGTAGTGCAATCCGCGCAACATCCCGACCGTTTCGTAGTACTCGATGCGCGCTCGGTGTACGTCGCTCTCCCTGCGAATGATTCGAAGAGACTGACGTAAAGCCCGTGAGGCCTTTTCATTCATCGTCTTGCCTTCCAGTGCGTGTTGACTTCCCGTCTGGCCCTCGGTCGAGGGCCAGCCAGTGAAATCGGGGTTTATGCGGCAGGTGGCTTCGCCCCGTGGTTCGGGTGATATCCGTGCCGCTCATAGGCCTCGTCGCGCGCAGATCGGGCATCTTCGATAGAGCTGAAATAGCCGATGTGCTTTCGCTTCCCTGTCCCATCAATCGAGATCAGGACGCGCCATTTCTGGCGACTGATTTCGAGGCTTATCCCAAGCTCTCCAGAAGTGTTTCTCCTGCAAAGGCTTGCGTTCCTCTGATTCTCGGAATGCGATACCTCGCGAAGGTTTGAGAGCCTGTTGTCATCTCGACGATGGTTCAGGTGATCGACTTGCGCTGCAGGCCATTTGCCGTAGCAATACAGCCAAGCCAGGCGGTGAGCTCGATATCTGCATCCATCGATAGCTATACGGACGTATCCTTGCCCGTCATTGCTGCCTGCTGCTGCCCCTGGAAGCGCTCTGGATCCTTTCCTTGCCATCCACGTAAATTCGCCGGTTGCTGCGTCATAGCTGAGAAGCTCCTTGATCCTCTCCTGGGTTAGCGTTTCGCTCATTTCTGTCTCCGCTTTCCGCGACCTTCTATCGAAGGAGGTCCTGGAAAGCGCTGCATTTAGCAGCGCTCAAATCACCGCGTTCGCCTAACTGGGCTTCTACAACCCGCGGGTGGTGCTGTCCTCACCACTGCCGATAGCAGCTCGGACTCGATGTGTTTGGCCTTGGGCTTCCCTCGCTGCGCCTTCAATCGGCTTACGGAGCAGGTCATGGGGGACTAGGGATAATCTCGCGGGTTCGCTGCAGCCCGGCGGCCTGGTGATGTGGGCAACTGATCGCGAGGCGCCGACCCGTGTCGTCGGCTGGGCTTAGTGCTTCATGGGCTGTTTCCTCCTATTGGTTGTGTTCACCGCAAGCCTTTGCGAGGCCTGTCCGCTGTGCCCAGGAATGCGCCAATTCATGGCCCGAGCAGGGAGCGTTAGCAGTGCAACCCTCAGCCCGCTTTGCGCTATCTGCTCGATGTTCTGAGCTGAGGGAGCGCGACGCCTGGCGTTGAGTTGGCCGGGATTACCCGGCATCAGCAGTCGTGTTTATCCACCGTCGCTCAGTCGCGGTGACCTGCGGCTGTCGGGACTGCGGTGGGGTCTGACTTGTTAAAGAGCGGTCGGCTCGGTGGCCTGGCGCTGCGTTGTTCTGCGGCGTTGAGGATAAATTAGCAGTGCTGTTATTGAATGGTCAATAGCACTGCTGATATTTTTCTCGCGCCCATGAAAAAGCCCGCGCTAGGCGGGCTTGGGAACGTCTCTGTCTGCTATAGGCCTGGGTAGCCTGTTGGGTCGAACTCGAAAACGCGCTCTCCTGCCTGGAAGAATTCTATGGCGATCCGGAAAGGCTTGCCCGATTTGACGATGGACTCCAATTGCTTAGCGTCCCGAACGAACATGAGGTCGCTGTCGTTGGTGGAGCTGCGGACCCCGGTCCACTTTTGCGCCTTGCCTTCACCGACCCGAAGAACGAACCCGCAGTCTCGATAACCGCACTGCATCTGCCCTTTGGTGATCTTGAGGAAGCCGTCCAGGTCTTTGCCCTTCTTGCGGAAGGTGAGGCTCAGGAACGAACCCCCTGCAACCCGATATGGGAAATCGAAGAGGGTTGACGTCTTCGACTGGAGCGTGAGCATTGTGGTTACTTCATCGCTCATCGGGTCCTTGTATTCATGGCGCTCCCAAGGGGATTTAGTAGGGCTTGTGGCTGCCGATTGGGGACTGGATGGTCGCGACTGAGCCGCATCGCCGGAGGAGCCGATTCTCGTTCCAAACTGCCAGGCGATAGGCAGGACGATGAATATCACAAACAGCCAACCGATGACGCCAACGCTCTTGGGTACCTTTGCACCGCACGATGGGCAGGCTTTGGCTTTGTTCGACACCTGGGCGCCGCATTCCTTGCACTTAATCAGGGCCACGGAAAACTCCTCGATGTGTAATGGCTAGGTGATTCTATTCGGAGGGGGCTGGAGAGGGTAGCCACAGTTTGGCTAGGCGGGCTCTGGATTCGTATCAGGCGGGGAGGGGTGGATCAGTATTTATCGCGGAATCGGCCTGCGACACGAGCAAGGTAGGTCATCATCTCGCGCTGGCGAGCCTTACCATGGGCATCAGGGTGAAGGAGGGCAAGCAGGGAGTAGCGGGTTTCCTCGAATAGCCCCTGGACGTAAACCAAGGCGGCGTCCTGTTGCGGAGCACCGTTCGGGCAGGTTCTGTCACGCTGAGGTCGGTTGGCTGGGAACACCGTGGGCGGAATAGCGATGTGGATGTGCATCAGTCCGGCACGGTAAGCCTCCTGCGGCACGACATATGGCACGTCACGCCCGAAATAGGGTGGCAGCCAGAGACGATCAGATTCAATGTAGCGGGCAAAATCGCGGCAGAGACCATCAAGGAGAGAAGGGAAATCCTTCAGGACGTCCTGGAAGAGCTCGGCGTAGGTTTCTGGATTGAACTCGACAATCACCGCCATCCTGGTGATCAGCTCACCAGGCGATGCAGGCGTTCGGTGCCGAGGTCGGCCAGAGATTTGAGTCCTTCACCGCTTACGTCACTCTGGAAGACTTCAGGAACGGTGATTTGCTGTTTGAAGAGAACCTCGTTCTGCACGGCCATGGCGCGAACCTTAGCCAGGTTGCGGCGAAAGGCGTCGTACTCTTCGCCGATTACTGGCAGTCTCGACAGTGAGCTATCGGCAGGCACGGCCTCTTCTAGCTGGCGTAAGGTTTGCACGATCTCGGTGAAGGGTTGCTCGTTGAGCAGCGAATCCGGCACCTTATGCTCCAGCATGATCTTGCAGGATGTCTCGAGGGTATCGCGCAATTGGCCGAGAGCAGCCATGGCGCGCTTGATGTGCTCGCGAATCTTGGCCTTCTTGGCAAGTTCCTGCTGATGTTGCTTGCTGGGCTTTTGGCTATCCAGATTAGGGGTTGCCGCTGCCAGCTGGGCGCACGAGGTCGAAACGCTCAGCGCCAGGCTGAGCATTGCTACCTTGGAGAAAGGAATCTTTGTGCGGGCCATGCGGCTCTCCCGAGCAAGCTACAGGCCAAAGAATACCGCTAGTGGCACTACAACTCAATGTGAGGCGGCTATGAGGGGGGCGTAGCGCGTTAAGCGCCGGCGTGGGGAGTTCGTCAGGTCAGTGCAGGACCGGGGGTTGCTGGACGTCGAGCAGTTCTGACTCATACTGCCCTTGCAAACAATGCCAATTGCGCCCAAATTGACTATTACGGCTGTGCAAGCATAATGTCGCCACCAAAAGCTTGTCATCATCCATAGAGAAAGGAGGGACGCATGAGATACAGCACCGCGCTTGACGTCCTGAAGGCTCATTGGGACTTCAAGCTTCCAGTCGACCCCATCGCCATTGCCGAGAGGATGGGCATTGAGGTTCAGGCAGGTTCACCGCTTGACCGCGAAAGCGGCCATTACAGCTATCGCGATGGTGATCCGCTGATTACCTACAATCCTGCTGATTCCGCGGTACGCCGTCGCTTCACGATAGCTCATGAGATCGGGCATCACATAAATGGCGATGTTGACGCCCCGCGTGATACCGACAAGCAGATGAGCGCTAGCGTGCGCGACCCTAGAGAGGTTGCGGCAAACCGCTTTGCTGCATCGCTTCTGATGCCTGCCGCCTTGGTGAAGCACATGATTTTCGAAGAGAAGGTTGCCGATCTTAAAAAGCTGGCAGCCACCTTCGGTGTTTCGACCGCCGCAATGGAATATCGCCTGAGAAACCTCGGCATCCTATGAGCAACGACGACCAGGGATTGGCCGAAGGCGAAAGCTCCGTAGATCCAAGAATCCTTCAGAACTATCTGAGAAAGGAGATTTGGCGCTTCGAATGGGAGCAGAAGCTGGCCCGGCGAGCCATGCAATTGGTTGGGTTTTTCTACCTTATGCTGGTTGGGTTCATCTTCCTCGGTAATGGTCGCTTCGTCTTTGGGAGGTGGTATGTCGTGCTCAGTTTTAAGTCCCATGCAGCCACTGACATTCCTATCATTCTGGCTTTGGCATCTATACCAACGGTCTTGCTCATAGCTTTGATGCGTTACTTCCACCATCGGGAGAAAGCATCAGAGGGACAGGAATCGCCGTTGCCGTTGAGCATGCAAACGGCAAAGGACCTTCTCGACATCATGAAGGACCAAAAGCAGTAGCCCGCAGCGGGGTTTTGCTATTTCTCTCCTTCGCGCGCAATCAGTTCCACCAGCGCCTCCGAATGAAGTCTGCATTCTCAATCAGCGTCCCCAGATGGAGCTTCACGGAGTCGGAGGTCTCGGTGGAACTGCGTTGCTCGATCCAGATCGCCAGTTCCTCGACAGCCGAGCCAATGGCGTTGATGTTCAGGTTGAGGCGGTAGAGCAGGGCGGGGAGAGGGGAATTGGTCATGAAGCCTCCTGGGCGAGATGCTTCAGAGTAGGCCATGGCGAGAGGGGCAGAGAGGAACGAAAAGGCCGCGCCGGGGAAGGTTCCGGCGCGGCCTGGTCCTTTTGGTGTTGCGCCTTCAAGGACGCTTCAATGTATCAAATGCGCGGCTGATGTGAAAAGGCCGCACGGGAATGGAGGCGCGGCCTGTTGCCGGGCTGCTGTCATCCCTGGCCGGCGGAGGGCATCTGTCAAAGGTGGACTGGGACGAAAAGCCCCGCGGGTGCGGGGCTGGTTCAGGAGGTTATTCTGCCGATTTCAGACAGTATGGGCGCTAGGTATTGCTGAGCCATCCACCAGATAGCTCCTACGAACGACCCGCCTACAACGAGCATGGCAGAAAGAGCCCATACCGCCATCTGCCCTTTTGTCACCATGTGCTTCTCGATGCTTTCAAGGCGAGTCTCAATCTTGCCGACTGCCACTTTGACATCAGTCATGTCTCGCTCAAGATTGATAATTCGAGTGTTCAATTCGTCTTCCTCGGGAGGATTTCCTCTTCCTCTCCATGATGGATGATCAGGAACCACTTTTCCAGAGGGGTCTCTGATTGACAGCGCTTCACTCATCCGCCTCGCCCTCAAGTCCTTTTATCATTCTGGCCAGGGTTTCAGAAAGGCGTTTGGCTGTTGCGAGCGGCATTGAGATAGCTGCTACGTCAAGCCTGACGACTTCAAGTCGGCCTGAGTCATCCTGTGCAGGAGCGTCATCGAAGTGGACAAGCCTGGTGGTCCCAAGGCGCAGTGAATCTCGTCCAAAAGTAAGATGGACAGCTGCCTCGCCATTCCACTGGATGCTGTATGCCGAGTACTTATCGACATGCTCGTCAATAAACGAGCCAAGTCGTTCATGTGGAATTTCGGTAATCCTAGTTGGCTCGCTCATTCCATCTTCCTTAGTTGATTGCTGGTATGCCTCTCGCAGCCCATCACAAATCCCCACCCCGCCAGATGACCTTGCCTATGATGCGGTGCTCGTCGTTGTCTTCGCGCGACAGGTTACGGTCTGGAAACTCGGCCTTATCCTCGTTGTCACTTCGGATTATCCAGCGGCCAAAAGTGGATGAAACCAGCCTCTTGACGATGGCTCCATCAGATCCAGCGAGCACGAAGACCTGGTGGTCTTCAGGCTCAATCTTAGATAAATCAACGAGGAGCACATCACCATCGTTGATGGTGGGCTCCATGCTCTCACCATCCGCATAAATGACGGCCAAGCTCTTTGGGCTGACGCCCTTCGCCTTGAGCCACTCCCGCTTAAAAGCCAAGGTGGCTCGAATCTCAACATGCGGGTTCTCACTTCCTAAACCGGCCGCTGCCTTGGCATCGTACTGAGGCACGAAGGCGTATCGCTCCTCGCTCAGGTCGGCAGCATCAAGACGATCCGGGAATGGCGCGTTCGCGGCTTCGCGCTCAGGCGCCTTGACTCCATCTTGGTGACTGGCGCGCCTGATTCCAGAAGCCAGGGTTGGGCTCACCTCCGACGGCTCAAACCGAAGATGCTCGGCGAGCCTGACAAGAGCCTCAAGGTTAAGCGCAACGCGTCCAGTCATGTATTGACTGACGGTGCTTTGCCCGGACTTCCAGCCGCATTTTTCACCCAGCTCAGCCTGGTTCAGTATTGGATTGTCACCGCGTTCACGCGATTCCTTGACTCGCTTCTTGTAGATGGCCTGGAGGCGCTTAGCGTCGTCCAACTGGGATTGCGACAGAGGGGTTCTTACGGGCTTTTTCATCCGAGTGATTAAGTAGCAGAGCTGATATTTATGCAAACAGCACTGCTGTTGTTTTGCTTGAAAAATCAATAACAGCAGTGCTAATGTGTGTGCAGGACTCCAGCGAGAGCACACCATGAAGACCGTAACCCTCATTGAATACCTGGCTGAGCACGGCACGCAGGCTGATCTGGCCAAAGGGCTTGGCGTGCAGCAGAGCGCTATCTCTCAGATGCTCCGCGCCAAGCGGAACATAACCATCACGATCCGTGACGACGGGAAGTTGGAGGCTGTTGAAACGCGGCCGATCCCGGCGCGCAAGGCCGTTGCCTGACCCCGACCAATCTACCGGCCGGGAGGCCAGCCATGACCGAATTCATGCAAATCCTGATCTTTGGTTCCTCGTTGGCGATGGCCTACTTCCTGGGCGCCACGTCGTCGAGGAAGAGCTCCAGTGAAATCCGGCTGATCGACAAGTGGCCAACGGCCTACATCCAGTTCGACTCAGGCATGAGCCAAGAGGATGCGCTGCGCTTCCTTGAGCTGGCCCGCGAAATGGTTCTGGCCGGGCCAGAGAAAGTGACTGCCGAGAATGCGCTGAAGGATGACGAGGAGAGCCGAGACGCTTTCTGGGCGCAGTCTCTCAAGACTGGTTTGGCCTCGTTCGAATCGCGTTCCAAGTCTTCACATAGCCCTCGAGACCCCCAATGACTTCGTCCGGCAGTTGCGAGTACGCCAAGAACGATCGCATGTGCGCAATTTCGTTATCGAACCCGTCGAGAACCCTCCCGAGTTCCGCAGGTGTTAGCGAGCGTGCCATTGCCATAAGGAAGGCGTTGATGCCCATCAGTTCGCCTTTCTGCGCGTTGATCGTCGCAACGATCTTGTCGATTTCGTCAGTCATCTCCGGCCTCCGCGGCCTTTTCGTGTGGAAGCAAAAAGCTACCACGGTTGCGCCGGACTCCACATTCGAAGCGCTGGCTTTCGCCGCCCCCTCAATTCACGGCTGACAGCGTATAGCACCAACCTCATGGGAAGAACTAGAGCATGAAAACGCCCGTACTAGAGACCCGCAGAAAGGTAATGACCACGGTAGCCAATGCCTATCCGGGCGGTCGCGATTGCGCTGCTGCGCGACTGGGGATTCCGCTGAAGCGCCTGGAGAACCAGATGTACGAAACGGCGGGCGTGAAGCCCCTGAGCGACGGCGACCTGTACGTCCTGGAGCAGGAGATGGGGACTTCCTATCTGCCGGACTACATCTGCGCGATGTACGGGGGAGTGTTTGTGCGGACGCCGGAAGCGGGCGATCTGGACAACGTAGACCTGCACCACCGTTCGCTGCGTACAGCGGTTAAGCGTGGACGGGTTGATCAGATGATCGCTCTGGCCCTGGAAGACGGGGAGATCAGCGCCGATGAGGCGAAGGAAATCTTGGCCCTGCATGCCAAGCACATGGCTGCCCGGCATGAAGAGGTTCGAGCCGTGCTCGAACTGCACAGGGCGAAGTGACTATGCGCCCTCGTCTCACGAACTCTGACTACGCCGCAATGGCTAACGCTGCTGAAGAGCTGGCGGGTATGGGGTCGAGTGAGTGGAGGCGCAGATACAACAAAGCCCTGAGCGACTACTACAGGGCTTTGTCGGTGCGTGGATCGGTGGCAGCCGAATCACGCGTGGGAAAACACAACACACAGGAAGCATAACCCATGAATTACGGGTTTATCTACTGCCTGGGCAATCAGGCTATGCCGGGGATCTACAAGATCGGCATGACAGAACGGGCTCCGACTCAGCGCTGTATTGAGATTTCAAATGCTACGGCGGCGCCTCTTCCTTTCGAACTTCTGTTTTACGGCGAGGTGGAAGACCCGCGTGAAGTGGAACGCAAGATCCACGAACAGTTCGATCTCGAACGGCTCTCCTGTAGTCGCGAATTCTTCCGCGGCCGCGCCCTGACCTACAAGCTGGCAATTGAAGAGTGGTGCAACTCGATAGCTGTTACCAGCGACGGCGATTATTACCTGTCCGTCGAAGATTTGTTGGATCAGTTGGAGGCATGCGTAGATGACGAAGGGCGCGTCGAGGTCTTCATGCGCTACGCCTCCCTGGATGGAATTCGCATGTGGGCCGAGGGTGGAAGCGTGCGATTCAGCGTGCCAAATCTCGACATGATCCCGCGCTGGATTCTGGCGGCATCGTCTATCTGCAAAGGAGTCCTTTTGCAGCATCTGCCGACTGAACACCCGATCAAGTCCAGCCGCGCTCTTTCCCTGATTGCCGCGGAGGATAGCTGGTGAGCACGATAATCATGACCCAGTGCTGGCCGCTTCAAGGGATGAGCGCCCCACAGAAGGCCGTTCTCATCTCGCTGGCTGACAACTCGAACGACGACGGTGTTTGCTGGCCGTCCGTTGCCAAAATTGCAGAGCGTACTTGCCTATCAGAGCGCGCTGTACGCAACGCGCTCCGCTGGCTGGAGGATGCAAAGGTTCTGGTCAGTCACCCGCGCCATGGACGATCCACTTGGTACACCGTTACCCCGGCATCTTATGCCCCCGGCACGACGTGCCCCCCTGCACCAGGTGCCGCCCCACCCCGGCACGACGTTCCCCCCACCCCGGCACCTGGTGCCCCCAGAACCGTAATAGAACCATCAAGTGAACCGTCAGTAGAGACAACCGCTGCTGCCGAAGATGCGAAATCCAAGAAGACTGCCTGCCCGGTAGAGGCGATTGTCGACCTGTTCAACGAAGTGCTTCCAGAGCTGCCGACCGTGGTCTTGATCAACAAAGATCGGAAGTCGAAGGTGCAGGCTCGCTGGAATGACAGCGAAGTCCATCAGGACCTTGGCTTCTGGAGAGATTACTTCGAGACCGTTCGCGCCAGTGATTTCCTGATGGGGAGGGTGTCGGGTCGCGACGGGAAAGTGTTTCGCTGCTGCTTCGACTGGCTGATTGCTCCCTCCAACTTCGTCAAGGTTGTGGAGGGCAATTACCATGCGTGATCCCTACAGCCTCGAAGCCGAGCATGGGGTTCTTGGCGCGATGATGCAGCGTCCTGAGCTGATCGACGTTCTTGCCGATGAGCTGACCCCGGAGTCGTTCTATTTCGCAGACAACGCTGAGGTGTTCCGGGCGGTCATGGCGGTGCGCTCTGCCAACAAAGCGGTCGACTTCCTGACCGTGGCTGAGCAGCTTGGGACACTCCCTAGCGAGACCCCGGCACTGGCTTACTGCTGCGAGATCGTGAAGAACACCCCGAGTATTGCCAGCGCCTCGACCTATGCCCGTATCGTCCGTGAGCGGGCTGTTGATCGGGCGCTGCATGTCGCTGCCCAGGACATTTCCGAGATTGCCAGTTCGAGTCAGGAGACCGCCGAAAAGGTCTCTGCTGCGCATGCCGCAATCATGGCGGTGGATGCCGGCGAAACTAGCGTTGACGTTCAGAAGGCTTCAGATGTCCTGGCAACCCAGGTTGAGGTCTGGCAGCAGCGCCACGACCGCTATCGGAGCGGACAAACCCTGATGGGTATCTCTTCTGGGCTGACTGATCTTGACGCCAAGATCGGCGGGTTCCTGCCGGGACAACTGATTGTCGTTGCTGGCCGACCAGCTATGGGCAAGACAACCTTCGCAATGTCCTGCTCGATCCATGCGGCGCTCAAGGAGCGGAAGTCAGTACTGGCGCTTAGCCTTGAGATGAGCAATGGACAGCTCATTGACCGCGCCGTTGCTTCAGTCGGAAAGATTCCGCTGAACATGATCAGAAACGGTACCGCATGCGAGGAGTACGGTACCGAGTTGGGCGCCGCATCGCGGACTATCAGCATGTCCAGCCTGTACCTCGCGGACAAGCCGGCCCTGAATACGATCGGCAGAGTTCGCGCCATGGCACGGCGCCACAAGATGCGCTATGGACTCGACATGCTGATGGTCGACTACCTGCAACTCATGGACGGGGAGGGGGAGAACCGCGTCAACGTCATCAGCTCAATCAGTCGCGGCTTCAAGCTCCTGGCAAACGAACTTGGCGTTCCTGTGATTCTCCTAAGCCAGCTTTCCCGAAAGTGTGAGGAGCGCCCCAACAAGCGCCCGATCCAGTCCGACCTCCGCGAATCCGGCGCTATTGAGCAGGACGCAGACATCATCCTCTTTGTCTACCGGGATGAGGTCTACAACGAGCATACCGAGTTCAAAGGGGTGGCCGAGATCATCATCGCAAAGGGACGCGAAGTTGAAACGGGTACGGTGCGCGCTGCGTTTCTTGGTCAGTACAACCGCTTTGAAAACCTGTCTGCCGAGTGGCGTCCTGATGAAGTGGTTAGACCGCAAAAGGTAACTCGACTGTCTGATCGCTACGGCAGCAAAGGAGCGGACCAATGAAACGCTCCTGGACCGTAATCGTAGGCGCCAAGCGCTTCACGATGATTCTGATGGAGGACTGCGACCCGGTAGAGGTCGTGAAGAGCATCTGGCCTGAAGGGAGGATCGAGCAGTGACGCCCGCAAAACAGGAGTCCCTCATGCAGGGACAGACCGGCATCGCGAAGAAGGTCTATGAGTGCGTACCGATCTCTGAGCCCTGGCGTTCGTTCCAGGTGCTCACCGCGCTCCGCAACATGACCGGAAGCACGCCGGACGTTCGGATTGTCCAGGGCTGTCTGCGCGATCTGGTCGATTCCGGACTGATCCGCCGCACTGGTACTGACCACTACCAACGAATCCAAGTCGAGAAAAAGACCAAGCCTCAGGAGCCGAAGATGGGCGAGCCCGCGAAGAAGATCGAAACCCAGTCCGAGCAGAAGCGCTTTGCCTCCCCGCTGGAGATGCTGGGCGAACTGGCAAATGAGCTCGCCGGCATGGCCGAGCACATGAAGCGCCTGTCTGATCGCATCGAGGACGTCGCTCTGGCAGTCGAGCAGGAACGCGAATCGAACGCTAAGTCGATGGAAAGCTATCGCCAGCTCAAGGCACTACTGAAGAGCCTGCAAGGGGAGGGCGAGTGACGTGGATATCGTAGACATCGCCAACGACTACGCCGAGCGTGAACTCGCTGAACGCCTGTACTCCCGAGTCAAGTACGTCGGCGAGAGCCTGTACGAATGTGAAGACTGCGGCGAGGAGATTCCGGTGGCTCGGCGCTCGATCGTCCCTGGGGTTCGGAAGTGCCGGGACTGCGCGGAACTGGCTGAGCGGAGGGCTGTGTGATGGATGTTAAAACGCACTATTGCTCGTTCTGCGGAGAGTCCGAGCACGACCTAAAGGCGCTCATCAAAGGCCCGTCGGCGCTTATCTGTGATGCATGTGTTGCTCTGTGTGTGGAACTGCTCGAGGACAAGGGCCATTGGCCGCCAGTTCCTTGTGGTTCTGGAGTTTCCGAATCCAATCCGGAGGAGGTCGAGTGATGCGGAACTATCGCAAGCCAGAAATGTACTCGGACGCCGATTGGGAAATGGTCCAGGGCTACATGGCCGGCAAGGATGGCCTGCGCGCCAAACGGTCCACGGCAGCCTACATGCACGGTTATCGCAATGGGGTTTCGGACAGGACTGGCGTTCCTCACGAACGCGCCGAGGTTCTTCGTCGCCGTGCGGAGATGATCCCCGGTATCACTACCGGGCGGAGGTCGGCAAATGGCTAACCCCCGATTCCACCTCCGCAACGAGACCGACCGTCAGCGCGCTATAGCGATCCTTCAGCGCGTTGACCTGACCGAGGGCAAGACCTGGAGCCTCCACGACGAAGCCCGCAGTGACGCCCAGAACAGGCGTATGTGGGCCATGTTGCGCGACATCAGCCAACAGGTCGAGTGGTATGGCCGGAAGCTGGACGACGAGAGCTGGAAGCACATCTTCAGCGCGGCGGTACAGCAACAGGACGCTGTTCCCGGCATCAACGGCGGCTTCGTGGTCCTCGGCGTATCGACCCGCAAGCAGTCAAAGAAGTGGTTCAACGAAATGTTCCTGGTGATGGAGTCCTTCGCCGCTGAGCGCGGCGTGAAGTTCACCACACGCGATTACTGGGAGGCCGCATGAGCAAGTTCAAGGCTGGGGATTTGGCGCTGATTGTAAGCGCGCAATACGAAGAGAATTTGGGGACCGTTGTTCAACTGGTGCGGGTAGACGGGTTCTATTCGCTCATTAGCGGCGAGACCTCCTGGCTTGTGGAAGGAGAAGGACGTGGTTGTTACTGCCGAGAGTCGGCGCTAATACCCTTGCGCGGCGACTTCCAGCCCGAGCAGCAGAAGGCGAAGGAGGTTGAGGCGTGAGCGGTGAACTTGTCATTGAGGCATCCATCTTCTTCGCCCTGTTCGTGGTATTCGCTGGCATAACCATCTACTGCCAGCGTCGTGACTCGTCCTTCGAGGAATATCAGCGCAGGTTTCGGCGTTTCAAGGAAGAGGTAGAGCGAGAGTCGAGGAGGCGGCTGTGATTGAGGCAAAGCCGAAACTGAAAAAGTGTCAGAACCCTGCATGCAGCCAGGAGTTCACGCCTCGCTTCAGCAGCACGCAAAAGGTCTGCTCGCCGGCCTGCGCCCTGGCCATCAAGGACAAGCACTCCAAGCCGGCGCGGAAGGCCATCGACGACCGGGAGCGGAGGGAGATCAGGGTGCGGAAGGAGCGGTTGAAGAGCAGGGCGGATCACCTGCGCGAGGCTCAGCAGGCATTCAACGAATTCATTCGCCTGCGCGACGCCGACCAGCCGTGCATCAGTTGTGGCCGCCACCACGATGGGCAGTACCACGCCGGGCATTACAGGACGGTTGCCGCCAGCCCTGAGCTGCGCTTCGAGCCGCTCAACGTGAACAAACAATGCGCCCCATGCAACAACCATAAGTCAGGCGACATCGTGAACTACCGGATCAACCTGGTGCGCAAGATCGGCGCCGAGAAAGTTGAGTGGCTGGAAGGCCATCATGAGCCACTGAAACTGACCATTGAAGAAATCAAAGCACTGAAGGCCAAGTTCCGGGCCTGGGTGCGCGAGCTGAAGAGGGCAACGGCATGAATCTAAACAGCGCGCGCATTGCCTGGCACGATGCGTTCTATACCCCTTGGAACAGCGGCATGGCTGAGGCGGCAGAGCGAGCTGCTCTTGGAATTGTCGAAGCTGGCGGATATGTCCGGCGCCGTATCACCGAGATCGATGATGATGGGGAGGCTGTCTCCTACAGCCAGCACACCTTCGTGCCAGGAATCCACCAGACCAGAACTGAGCGCGACATTAGCACTCCTCGGGCTGTTCATCAGGCGCTCGCCGGCGTGATTCAAAAGGCGATCGATACCCTCCCGGCGCATCTGAAGGTGTTCGGCAATCACATGTACAGCCCGATGGCTGGCGAAGACGACAAAGAGGCTGCGGAAGAGATCGTGTTCAGGGTGGCGTACGACACTGGCCCAAGGATGTACACGAAGAAATTCGAGAAGGCGCGCTATGTCGCTGCGGGAGTCTTGTTCCGGTACCGTCGCATGCATCAGGGCGGGCAGAGCGAAGGTGTTGATCCTTGCCCGAGCCCTGAGTCGTTCCGCGCCTGGCTTGACCGTATGCATGGCATTGAACTTGACCCAAGAAACTGGGATAGGGAATGGGACGGCTTTATCCAGGCCTGTTTCGATGCCTGCAACGATCTCGACAAGGCCGCGCTTGTGCCTGTCTCTTCGGCGATAAAAATGATGAAAAATGCTGCTTGACGACAAATGTGCGGCTGAGGCACACTTATCTCCATCGTGACAAATTCGCCTCTGGCGAAAGTCATAAAAAGCCCCGCCTTAGCGCGGGGCTTTGTTTATCTCTGGTGGTGCTGCAACCACGTCCATCCGTTGCTGAATCCGGTACCCTCAAAGTCCTTACCGAGTTCCATCCCAAGGAAGGAGTCTCCATTGAATAGCGGAGAGGTATCGGTGTCCTTGGTTTTACCGTAGAGAGCTGCTTTGAGCTTTCCAAGCGGTTGTTCTGTGTTTAATAGCCAGCCAAAAGTTGACCCGTCTGGGCTGGTGAATACCAACTGACAGTCTTTCTGTGAGTATTTCTCGATCACAGCTTTAATTAGGGGGGCGTTCTCCCTTAAGTGTTTTGGTGTGACATTCTCATTTGCAAGACGAATGAGAATCATATATGTCTTTTCTGCTGAACTCATGTCGTATCCTCTGCTTTGGCTGAGACAGCAGTATAGCTTTCACGCATGCGGCAGAAGAAAGCAAGGTTCACCACTGGTGATCTCAAGGCGAAAGCCCCGGCTCCTTGCTCTGCGGGCGTGACGCCGGCTAGTCCGGCACCTATTCCGCGGCTCTAGCTCAACTGGCAGAGCGCTGTCCTTCCAAGCCAGATGTTGCGGGTTCAAGTCCCGCGAGCCGCTCCATGCACATAGATGTCAGGGTGACATATCATGGCCATTCTCGTTGATCTGCTAGAGGATGGCGTGATGACTGATTTTCTCGAAATACGTGAGGCATACACGAAGTACAAGGCCGCTCAGGACGCCTACTGGTCTGACCTTCAGAAGAAGGCGTGGGCCATCTATATTGGATTCGAGCGGCATCTCCGTCTTGACCAGCACAAGGTGACGGTTCCCGGCGAGGATGCGCAGCCTTATGTCCAAGTCGGCAGCATGGATGGAGACCGCTTCGTAAGGGCTCTGGCCCCTCAGTTCAGCGGAGCGGATGGAAAGGTGGAATTCACGATCAGCCTGTTGGTTGACGAACACCCCAGCTCCTACCCCAAAAAGAGAATCCTTATTCAGGCCTCTATCGGAAAAGAGTCGGGCCGGTACATGGTGGAGATTAAAGGCAGGTCGGGGCCTATCACTGTTTCCATTGGGCCTGATTTCCCAAGCGATCAGCTTGGCGATTTGTACGAAATGATCGCTAGAGACGTGATCGCGTCGATGGACCCATCGGCATTCGCCTAGGTTACATCTGAAATTCTAAGGCCCAGGCAATGACCTGGGCTTTTCTGCATCTGGAGTACGTGAATATGGCCGAGCCGAGTGGTGCGGTAGCAGTCGCCGGCTTGGTCGGTATTGGTGCGTCCGCGTTGATCCCTGGCATTGATGCCAATGCAGTGATCGGGGCTTTTGCTGGGGCTATCTTCTTCGTGGTGTATGCCAAGGACATCTCGGCCTGGGCTCGCCTTGGTTACTTCGCTGCGTCCTGGATCGTTGGCTACTACGTCGCCGGCGAAGTCATCGGGCGGGAGTGGGCAAGGACATCGGGCCTGGTCGCCTTTGGTGGGGCATTGTTCTGCGTCGCAGTGGGCACCAGCTTGCTGGAGTGGGTGCAGGGGGGGAAGACGCCTGGTTGGCTCCGCTTCATAGCGGACCGCTTTGGAGGTCGTAATGGTTGACCCTTGGACTCTGGTAGCCGCGATGATTTGCGGCGCCATCTGCATGCGGCTGGCGACATACCGCCGGCAAGGCGCGAGGTATCGCCGGGGAGTGTCCTGGCTCGCATACCTGCTGTGCGTTGGCAGCGGGTGTTTCGCCCTGAGCGTGATGCTCGATGCACTCCACGGCTACAGACTGAATCCTGTCTCCCCCTGGCTGACCCTGGTCCTGGCAATCCTGCTCGGCCTTGTCTGTCGCGCTCGGGGGAACCTGGCCCACATTCTGAGGGTGTACTGATGGATGCTCCGCTTCTGCTGAAGAACACTGGCACATGCCTGATTTTGTGTGACAGCAACGGGAAGCCGCTCCCTGGACAGCTTTCGTTGAGCGTCAGCAACGACGGCCCTATTCCAACCGTCACGGTCACGTTCGCACTCGTTAACAAGCGGGTAAGGCTTTGCGGCGAAGAGATGGAGTCGCGCATCTCATACGATGCATATCTTGAGACAATTAAGGGAAGGCGCAGCTGATGACCAAGTGCACCTTCTGCAACAAGACACGCGAATGGGCGAAGAAGTGGGCACGAGTTGCCATGGAGCGCGCGGCCTCTGCTGTGGCCACCAAGCCGAAGCGTCCTGGAGCAAGCGATGACTGAATCCGGAGAAGAGATTCGAATCATTCTGCGTGCTCTCCTCGATGAGCAGCGCAAGACAAATCAGCTATTGCACCTTCTGATCCAGGCTCTGGCCGAAGATGGCGAGGATCCTGACGCCATGCCGACCAGCTATCTGGATGGAACACCTATCCAAGGGCATCAGCCGGTACGCAGTAATAGCCTTTTGGCAACACCGCCAGGGGAACGATGATGTCGACGTTTATGGGCTCCGCTAGGGAAACCCAGATAGCTGCTGTTCGAGTCCGTCGCGGATGGTTCGGCAAGCTGGTTGTCCAGGTTCGCTACAAGATCGAGCGCCCCGATACTCCACTCCCTGGCCGGAAGACGGTCTACCACGTATGCGGGCTCTCCCGTTGGCGAGATGCCAACGCAAATGATTTTGCCGAAGCCCTGATGGTCGCAAGGCTCATCGGGATGTCTGATGAAGGAAATCCCTCATGAAGAGTCAACCGATCCCTGCAGGAGTCGAGGTCAACCCCAATCGGCCCTGGACGCCTGATGACATTGCTGGGTACAGCGGCGAGATAGTGAGCGCCATGAAGGTTCTCGAGCCTCTGCTGCGCTCCGGACTGCTGGCCCTCCATCCTGATGAATGGCAAGGCGGAAAGCTCTCGTTCCTCAGACCAGCACAAGCTAGGCGGCAAGGCTGGACCCCGCCGGTTCAGGCAGCCGGCAATCAGGTATCCAGAAGTGCCTGACCTCCCTCAGCGTCACACCAAGCCCAAGGCCAATGGAGTGACTAAGCACGAGGTAGAGGACAAGGCATGGGGGAATGGGCGCGGCGGCAGACCGTGGCGTCGCAAGCGAGAGCGCATCCTCAGGCGGGATGGCTACATGTGCCAGTGCCCAGAGTGCAAGGGGGTGAAGAGGATCGCCACAGAGGTGGACCACATCATCCCGCTGAGCCAGGGAGGCACAGACGATGACTCCAACCTGATGGCTATTGCTGGCTACCCATGCCATGCGAGGAAGACGGCGAGGGAGTCGGCGGCATCTAGGAAATAGTCGGGTTCTCTTAGCGTGCGGACACGACGATATCGAGATATTTACGAACTACGGCAGTGGTTTTCACTGGTTTCGTGCGTTTTTACCGAAAAATCGATTTTAATGAGAAAAACTCTCATTTATAGGGGTGGGGCGGGTCAAAACCTTATAACCTTTCGTTAGGACACCGCGCCACCAAAGCACTTTCCATTTCCACAGAATTTAGGTTTCAAGATGGCACGACACAAACAGCCAGATGTCGTCGCCAAGTTCAAAGGCGCCGACAAGAAAAACCCCCAGCGCTACCGGCAGGAGCCGGCAAAGGGAGAGGGGGAGGTCGGCGAAGCGCCCATCCATCTGCAAGGCCCCGCTCGTCTCGCATGGAAAGAGTTGTGCGCTCAGTCGATCAAGGGCGTTCTGACGGGATCGGACCGGATCATCCTGGAGGTCACCGCGAACCTGCTCGCTGAATACCGTGCCAACCCGACAGAGTTCGCGGTTGGCAAGTACACCCATCTGATCGGAAACCTGGCCCGGCTTGGACTAACGCCGTCCGACCGCCAGAAGTTCGGCCTGGAAAAGCCGAAGGAGAAGGACGAGTTCGAGGATTTCTGAGATGACCCCCAGCGACATTGCGCGACAGTACGCTAGCGATGTCGTGGGTGGGGCTATCGTTGCGTGCCGGTATGTGAAGCTTGCATGCCAGCGTTTCCTGAATGACTTGGACCGGCAGGGCGATGACGATTGGCCATACGTTTTCGATGAGGCCAAGGCAGATCGTGCTGTCAAGTTCATGCAGCTCATGCCTCACACCAAAGGCAAATGGAGCGCTTCGAAGTCGAAGCTAGTGTTCGAGCCTTGGCAGGTATTCATCGAGGCCAACATCTTCGGCTGGGTGAAGAAGGACACCGGCAAGCGCAGGTTCCGCGAGGCCTACGAAGAGATTCCCAGGAAGAACGGGAAGTCGGCCCGTCTTGCCGCACGAGGCATTTACCTATTCGCCGCAGATGGCGAGTCGGGAGCCGAGGTCTACTCCGGCGCCACCACCGAGAAGCAGGCCTTCGAGGTTTTCCGTCCAGCGTGGATGATGGCGCACAAGCTGGAGAACCTGCGTAACCGATTCGGTATCGAGCTTTCTGGCAACCAGAAGAACCCTGGCCCCATGTTCGTCATGGAGGACATGTCGAAGTTCGAGACGGTTATCGGCAACCCGGGGGACGGTGCGAGTCCCCATGCGGCCCTGGTGGACGAGTACCACGAACACGACACGGATGCCCTGGTTGACACCATGCAGACCGGCATGGGGGCACGAGAACAGCCATTGCTGTCGATCATCACGACGGCGGGATCGAATCTCGGCGGACCCTGCTACGAGAAGCGACGGGATGTGATCCGCATTCTCGAGGGGCAGACGATCGATGAGACGATTTTCGGGATCATCTACACGATCGACGAGGATGATCCGTGGGATGACCCGGCCAGCCTGATCAAGGCCAATCCGAATTACGGAGTGTCGGTCTTCCCTGACTTCCTCCTAGCCCAGCTCCAGCAGGCCAAGCGTTCGGCGTCGAAGCAGAACGCCTTCCGCACCAAGCACCTGAACCAGTGGGTGGGGGCTAGGACGGTCTGGATGAACATGCTGGCCTGGCAGCGGCAGAAGCGCGACTTCACGATTGCGGACATGGCCGGATGTCGCTGCTGGATGGCGCTTGATTTGGCGAGCAAGAAAGACGTGGCCGCCTTAGTGATGCTGTTCGAGAAGGCGGGGCAGTTCTACTGCACCCCCCGCTTCTACGCTCCGGAGGCTGCCGCCGAGGAAAACGAGAAGTATCAGAACTTCGCGCTTGAGGGTCACCTGGTCCTGACTCCAGGGAGCATGACGGACTACGCCTTTATCGAGGCAGACATCCTTGACCTAGCAAAACAGATCGACCTGCAGGATTCCGCCTTCGACGACTGGCAGGCCAACTACCTGATTACACGCCTCTCGAACACCTCAATCCCGGTCGTGGACTTCAACCAGACGGTGAAGAACATGAGCGAACCGATGAAGGAGGTGGAGGCGAGGGTGATAGCGCGGACACTCTGGCATGACGGAAACCCAGTCATGACCTGGATGATGGGCAACGTGGCGGCAAAGATCGATGCCAAGGAAAACATCTACCCGCGCAAGGAAAACGACAACGACCCCAACTGCAAGATCGATGGTCCAGTGGCCTTGATCATGGCTATGGGGCGCGCCCTGGTTGCCGGCGTTGATGACGGCGACGACTTCATGAACGCCATACGGAACCCGATCATCGCATGAACATCGCTACTGGCCTCTACCTCTTCTTTGGCGTCCTTGGTCTGGCTCTTTTCGTAGCCGGAACCTTCGTGCTGCTGGGGCTCGGCTGGGCGCTCATTTCCGGTGCGGCGTCGGCGTTCGCCATAGCGGCGTTTATTCGCAAGGGGCTGACCAGTGAGTAAGAGTCTCGGAAAAGTCCTGAGCAGTGCTACGTCTGCGCCCAGGTCTTCATTGTTCGGCTGGGGGGGGAAGACCATCCGCCTGACAGATGGCGCGTTCTGGTCGCAGTTCCTGGGGCGGGAGTCGTCTAGCGGGAAAAAGGTCACTGTCGACAAGGCAATGAAGCTGTCTGCGGTATGGGCTTGCGTTCGCTTGATCTCTACTTCTGTCGCCGGTCTTCCGCTGGGAGTGTACGAGCGGAAAGCGGACGGGAGCAGAGTCGATGCTCGGTCGTTCCCGCTCTACGATGTTGTTCACAACAGCCCCAACGACGACATGACGGCCTTCCAGTTCTGGCAGGCCATGGTCGCATCAATGCTGCTTTGGGGTAACGCATACGCGGAGATTCGCCGCGCTGCTGGCAGACCGGCTGCGTTGGACTTCCTGCTTCCATCGAGGATCGACCTGGAGTGTGATGACAACGGTCGGCTGAAGTACTTCTATACGCCAAAGAAGGGTGCTCGTAGAGAGATCGAGCGTACCAACATGCTGCACATCCCGGCGTTCACGCTGGATGGTCGAATTGGTCTCTCTGCAATCAGGTACGGAGTTGATGTCTTCGGCTCGGTCATGTCGGCGGAGGACGCAGCCAACGGCACATTCAAGAACGGACTTCTACCCACGGTCGCCTTCAAGGTTGATCGCATTCTCCAGCCTGCGCAGCGGGAGGAGTTCAGGGAGTATGTGAAGTCCGTATCGGGCGCGATGAACTCCGGAAGATCCCCGGTTCTGGAGCAGGGGATTACCCCTGAAACCATCGGCATCAATCCGGTCGATGCTCAGTTGCTGGAGACGCGAGAGCATGGCGTGATCGAGATTTGCAGATGGTTCGGGGTGCCGCCCTGGATGATTGGCCAGACCGACAAGGGGAGCAACTGGGGGACAGGGCTTGAACAGCAGATGCTCGCGTTCCTGACATTCTCGATCAGTTCGATCACCAATCAGATTCAGCAGTGCGTCAACAAGCGACTGCTAACTGCGCCCGAGCGGATTCGCTATTACGCCGAGTTCTCCCTTGAGGGGTTCCTGAAGGCTGATAGCGCTGGTCGCGCTGCCTGGTACAGCACCATGGCGCAAAACGGTTTCATGACCCGCAACGAAGGTCGGCGGAAAGAGAACCTTCCAGAGCTTCCCGGTGGCGACATTCTCACCGTCCAATCCAACCTAGTTCCAATCGACCAACTCGGTCAATCTAACGAGAGCCAGGCCGTCCGCGCCGCGCTCATGAACTGGCTCAGCCAGCCAGAACCACAGGAGTAACCCATGACTCTGCGAAATCTTCCGGCAGCGCCGGAGGCTCGCCCGCGCTCGGGCGTCCAGTGCGACCTGGCGCCCAAGGCGCTAGATGCATGGCGTCCTGAGCTTCGAGCAGCTTCTGGCGATAACCCGGACTCCACGATCACCATCTACGAGCCGATTGGCTACGACTGGTGGACCGGTGAAGGTGTCACGGCAAAACGCATTGCTGGCGCTCTGCGCTCCATCGGCAACGATATCGATGTGACCGTGAATATCAACAGCCCTGGCGGCGACGTATTCGAAGGCCTGGCCATTTACAACCTGCTGCGCGAGCACAAGGGCAAGGTCACGGTGAACATCATCGGCCTGGCTGCCTCTGCCGCCTCTTTCATCGCCATGGCGGGGGATGAGATCCGCATTGGCCGCGCCGCCTTCCTGATGATCCACAACGCCTGGCTGATCGCCATGGGCAATCGGAACGACCTGCGCGAGATCGCCGACTGGCTGGAGCCATTCGACATGACGCTGGCTGACATTTACGCACAGCGCACGGGAATCGACATCGACGACATCGTAAAGCAGATGGACGCCGAGACCTGGATCGGTGGGCGCGAGGCCGTCGACAAAGGGTGGGCAGATGCCTTCCTGGAGTCCGATGAGATCTCCAGCGCTCCCAGCAACCGCAGCGAAGCCATCTTGGCCAAGCGCCGAATGGATGCCGCCCTGGCTCGCAGCGGAATGCCGCGAAGCCAGCGCAATGAACTCATCAACGACTTCAAGACCAGCATGCTTGGCGCTGCTGGCGGGGGTGGTGACACCCCGACCGATATGCCTGGCGCTGTCGCTCCTGACCTCTCCGCTGCACTACGGGCAGCACAAGACATCACCAAATTCCTCCAAGGAGAATCGCAATGAGCGACTTCGAAAAACAAATCGGCGAACTGAACGCCAGCCTCAAGCAGGTCGGCGACCAGATCAAGTCCCAGGCCGAACAGGTCAACACCCAGATCGCCAACTTCGGCGAGATGAACAAGGAAACCCGCGCCAAGGTCGACGAACTGCTGACTGCTCAGGGCGAACTGCAAGCACGACTGAGCGCCGCGGAACAAGCCATGCTGGCCAACGAGAAGCGTGACGGCGGCGAAGAAGCACCGAAGACCGCCGGCCAAATGGTCGCAGAGAGCCTGAAAGAGCAGGGTGTAACCAGCTCCCTGCGCGGTTCGCATCGCGTATCCATGCCGCGCTCGGCCATCACCTCCATCGACAGCTCTGGCGGCGCCCTGGTTGCTCCTGATCGTCGCCCCGGTGTCGTTGCCGCTCCGCAGCGTCGACTGACCATCCGCGACCTGGTTGCGCCTGGCACCACTGAGTCGAACTCCGTCGAGTACGTCCGCGAAACCGGCTTCGTCAACAATGCCGCTCCTGTTTCGGAAGGCACCCAGAAGCCGTACTCTGACCTCTTCTTCGAACTGGAAAACGCGCCGGTTCGCACCATCGCACACCTGTTCAAGGCAAGTCGCCAGATCCTGGACGACGCTTCGGCCTTGCAGAGCTACATCGATGCGCGCGCTCGTTACGGCCTGATGCTGGTCGAAGAAGGTCAACTGCTCTACGGAAACGGAACCGGTGCCAATCTGCACGGTATCATTCCGCAGGCGCAGGCCTACGCTCCGCCGAGCGGCGTAGTGGTGACTGCCGAGCAGCGAATCGACCGCATCCGCCTGGCGATCCTTCAGGCGCAACTGGCCGAGTTCCCCGCCAGCGGTATCGTGCTCAACCCCATCGACTGGGCGCTGATCGAGCTGACCAAGGACGCCGAGAACCGCTACATCATCGGCAGCCCGCAGAACGGCACCACTCCGACCCTCTGGCGTCTGCCGGTGGTGGAAACCCAGGCCATCACTCAGGACGAGTTCCTGACCGGTGCGTTCTCTCTCGGCGCCCAGATCTTCGACCGCATGGACATCGAGGTTCTGGTTTCCACCGAGAACGACAAGGACTTCGAGAACAACATGGTCACCATCCGCGCTGAGGAGCGGCTGGCCTTCGCGGTCTATCGCCCCGAGGCTTTCGTGACTGGTTCGCTGACCGCCAGCTAACTGGAAGGGGCCGGGAGACCGGCCCTTCTTTCTTTGAGGTGACTATGCCTGACGTAATGATCAAGCCAGTTCGCTCATACTTGGACGGCGGTCGCGTGAGAAAGGCCGGCGGTGATGCATACCTTGCATCCGAGCACCTGGCGCGCCAGTTGGTGGCCCGAGGCTTGTGCCAGATTGTGGAATCAGAGATCCCAAAGCCTGTGGCTGGCGAGTCGCCGTCTGCATCGCAAGCGGCCCCAGCCTCACAGCAGAAGACTGCGAACGAGTCAGGCGATGGCGAGCAGCCGCGCCGCAGAGGGCGGCCATCTGCACGAACACAACGTTCCGACTGACCCCCTGGGCTGATGCGCTGTGGGCAATGGATAAGGCCTGGTGGGAGAAATACGCCGCCGAGGCTAAAGCAAACTTCTGTGGCGAGCTTCTGACACTCAGCGCCAACCCCTTCGGAATCAAGACGGCGCGCATCGAGCATTACAGGAACTCAGGTGGCGGCGCAGTTTCCTTGGCCATCGCCAGGGGTGCTAAACGCATCATCCTGCTGGGCTATGACATGCAGAAAACCAATGGTCAATCGCACTGGCACGGCGACCACCCGAAAGGGCTCGGGAGCGCCGGCAAGATCGCGGAGTGGCCGTCCGAGTTCGAGCGCCTGAAGCGCAACAACCCGACAATCGAGATCATCAATTGCACTCGCGAAACAGCGCTGACCTGCTTCGCTCGACGCCCGCTGGAGGAAGTGCTGAATGAGCATGATCCCGCTTGATACAGCAAAGTCCTTCCTTGATGTGATCCATGATTGGGATGACGCCAAGCTCCAATTGCTGCTGGACGGGGCCGAGGACGAAGCCTGCCAATTCATGTGGCGCCAGTCTCTTGATGGCCTTTGCAATTGCGAAGAGAGCAGTGAGGTAGTCGGCAGCGAGCCAGGCATTCCACCTAGCGTGGTCATCGGAGTGCTTCTTTTGCTTCAGGCCAGCTACCAGGCTGCTCCCGAGGAAATCGCAACGCTGCGCAAGGCGGCCGAGGTGAAGCTGATGCCGTACCGATGCGGCTTGGGGGTTTGAATGCTGGCCTACCGTATGCGCCACCGCATTCAGTTTCAGCGGCAGGTCCACGCACAAGACCCTGACACGGGAGAAGAGACGACAACCTGGGAGAGGGTTCTGTTCTCCGGTCACGCCGACCTGCCCGCAGAGGTTCTGACTGGACCGGGCCGCGAGTTTATCGCCGCAGACGCTACGCAGGCGGAGACCACTGCCAGGATCAACTGTCGGTGGTTCCCCGTAGAACGGTTGGAACTGTACACCTGGCGGGTCATCTGGGATGGCCGAGTCTACAACATCACCAGCGCAGAGACCGATGTCACCGCTCGCCGCGAGTGGCGTCTGCGCTGTTCTGATGGATTGACGGACGGCCGGTAACTATTTGGCCCGCAAGGGCACCTAACACGCAGCTAGGCCCGTACAGCCGAACGGCGGATGTCCGCTCATCCGTCCGCCCCGCTGCGTTTCTATTCGCCTGATGAGCGAGGTAACGACATGAGCGACAACGTTATTCAGCTTGTTCATTCCGCTGGCGAGGCGCGTGTCGATAGCCGCGTGATTGCCGAGCAGCTAGGGGTCAAGCACAAGCACAGCTTTGCCCTTGTCACGCGCTATCAGCGGAAGTTTGAGGAGCTTGGCCAACTGCCGTTTCAAAAGGAAGTTGGCCGGCGAGCCCAAGGCGGCGGCAGGGCTGAGCGTTTCGCATTGCTGAATGAAGATCAGGCGTACTTCCTCCTGAGCCTTTCCCGGAATAGCGACCTGGTGGTCGACCTCAAGCTCCGGTTGGTGAAGGCTTTCCGCGACGCCCGTAATCAGGCAGGCCTGGACAGCGTGATGGGTATGATCCTGCTGACGGCTCCTGCTCCATGGGAGAAGCGCTTCGGCGATGACTACTACCGTGCTCTGGCCAGGATCACCGGAACCGTTTTCGAAGGTCATGCCAAGGGAACGCCGGCCATCTTTGGTCAGATCACCGACCGCTGGGTTTACACCGCCATCCTGCCGAAGGAAGTGCATGCCGAGCTAAAGGCTCGCCGCGGTGAAAGCGAAAGGATGCACCAGTGGCTGACCGATGGAGGCCGTGATCGGCTCGACCAGCAAATCCGCATGGTCACTCTGATCGCGGATAGCTCGATTGACCGCAAGGACTTCGAAGCCAGGTGCATGCAGGCATTCGGGCTGCCGGGCCAGCTCCGCCTGATCTATCCGCAAGCCGCCTAACCCCGCCCTGACGAACGAAAGCCCGCCTTGAGCGGGCTTCGTCGTTTCTGGAGTAGAGAAATCTTGTTCATTCGCGGAATGCTTGGCCTTGGTGACAATATCTACGCGCGCGCGTTCGTGAAGAAGCACCGGGGCGCCTATCTCGAAACGCCATGGCCGCAACTCTATTCAGACATCGATGTGAAATGCGTGCGCCCATACACCCAGCTCCGCACGCAGGCGAAGAACGTCCAGCGCCCGGAGCAGTGGCACAAGCCTTTCGGTGGCGGACAGTTACGAATCGCATACGGACAGATGCCGATCATCCAGGGCTTGCGACAAGCTTTCCGGTGCGAGCCCGGTGCGTTCGATTTGCCTGACTTCGGACCGTCGCCGGTCAATGGCCGCTATGTGCTGGTTCGCCCAGCCACGGTTCGCGCTGAGTGGCGTGCAGACACGCGCAACCCACTGCCTGAGTACATCGCCAGCGCTGCCGAAGAGATGCGCCGCAGGGGCTGGAAAGTGGTTTCCGTGGCGGACCTGGAGCCGGGAAAGGAGTGGGCGCTCGATCCACTTCCGCCGGCTGACATCCAGTTCCACAAGGGCGAACTGCCGGTTGAACAACTGCTGGCGCTGCTCCAGCACGCTGACGCGGTAATCGGTGGGATTGGCTGGATCGTTCCGGCCGCCATCGCCGCCAAGGTTCCGGCCTGGATCATCTGTGGCGGGCAGGGCGGCTACAACTCGCCGGGACACATCACCGACAAATGCATGGACCTGTCCCGCATCAGCTTCGCGGTTCCTGACAGGTTCTGCCGCTGCACCCTCAAACAGCACAACTGCGACAAGAGAATCAGCAATCATGACGAACGCTTTGCCGCCTGGGCTGACCGACTGCCTGCTCTGGTCTGAAGAGCTTGGAATGGGCTTCCACCCGCGCCCTCCGATGGACTACACGGGACCGTATTTCGAGAAGTACCAGCTGCTTGACGCTACCCCGATGGGCGCTGCGCTGACCCAGGCTCGTATTGATCTGGTGCGCCGTCACTTTGCCGGCCAAGTGGTAGACATCGGTATCGGCGGAGGCCGTTTCGTCACAGAGTCCGGCGCGATGGGCTTTGACGTGAATCCGGAAGCGGTGGCTTGGCTGAGGGCGCAGGAGCGCTACTACGACCCGTACCAGCACCACGCAGAGGCCGTGACCTGCTGGGACAGCCTGGAGCACATTCCCGAGCCGGAGAAGCTGCTCGACCATGTTGGCGAGTGGCTGTTTGTGTCGATGCCGATCTACAAGGATCAGGCTGACTGCCTGGCCTCCAAGCATTACAAGCCGGGAGAGCATTGCTGGTATTGGAGTCTCCCTGGCCTGGTTGCCTGGTGCGAGCGGCAGGGCTTCGAACTGGTGGAAATGAACGAGGCAGAATCCGACCTCGGCCGAGAAGGGATCACCAGCTTTGCGTTCCGGAGATTCCATGGCTGATACCGTTGAGTTCAGCATGACCGGGATGGATGAGGTCATCGAGAAGCTGAGCCAAATGTCGCCGATGGTGAAGAAGAAAGGCGGCCGTCGTGCCCTGGCAAGAGCAGCCTCAATAGTCCGCGCTCAGGCGCGTCAGAATGCGAGAGGGATTGACGATAAAACCACTCGCGAGATGATCGCCAAGAACATTGCGATGCAGTGGATGACCAGGATGAATCGCCAGACCGGCGACCTTGGCTATCGAATCGGAGTCCGCGGCGGCGCTCGGGATATGAGCGAGTACGGAGAACTCAGCGGGGAGGGTAGGAACAATCCCGGGGGCGATACCTGGTACTGGCGGCTGGTTGAGTTTGGCACAGAAAGAACGCGGGCGAAGCCGTTCATGCGGCCAGCGCTTGAGACCACCGTTCAGGAAGCGACGAATGCGTTTGCCATCGAGCTAGAAAAGCAAATAGACAAAATTCTGGAGGGGTGATGTACCCGCCAATCTTTAAGGTCTGCTCAAGTAGTCCCGCTGTTACCGCGATCCTTGGCGGGTCCCCGCTGAGGATGTATCAGTTTGGCCTGGCCCCCCAGCTCGTCGTTAAACCGTACGCAACATGGCAGACCATATCGGGGTCGCCAGAGAACTACCTGTGGGGCCGTCCTGACGCCGATGGTTTCACCATCCAGGTGGACATTTTCTCAGCCACCGCTGCGGAAGCCAGAGATGCAGCAAAGGCCATCAGGGACGCCATTGAGCTATCAGCCTATGTAGTCCGCTGGGGAGGGGAATCTGTTGACCCTGATACTAAGACCTACCGAGTCAGCTTTGACATCGACTGGATAGTCCAGCGATAGACCAACCAATACCGACCAACCCGCCTTGAGCGGGTTTTTGTGCTTCAAGAAACCCGCAACAGGAGAAACACAATGGCAATTTTGGCCCAAGGAACTCAGATCTATGCCCTGGTTCCGTCCAGAGATTCTAGCGGCAGCCCGACTGGTGATTACGAAGTAATCGAGGTCGAGTGCGCAACCGCGTTCAACCCCGGCGGCAACCCCGCCGACCAGATCGAAACCACATGCCTTAGCGAAACTGTTCGGCGCTACCTGCGCGGACTGCGCACGCCGGGACAGGCGTCGCTGACCCTCAACGCTGACCCGCGCAACAGTTCCCATATCCGCCTCTACCAACTGTCCGAGTCCGACGACCAGATCGATCAGGACATCGCTTTCGCGGTTGGCTGGTCTGACGGTATCGGCGTTGCACCAACCGAGGCACAGGACAGCAACGGTGATTGGGACTTCGTTCTGCCGCCGACGCGTACCTGGTTCGTCTTCCGCGGCTATGTGAGCGACTTCCCGTTCGACTTCGCAGCCAACGCTGTAGTGACCTCTACCGCAACCATTCAGCGCTCCGGCGGTTCCGCCTGGGTACTCAAAACCGCTTAAGGAGTGGCCATGCATCTGTCGATTGATTCCCTTAAAGAAGCTGGCGCCTTCACTGGCGCCCCCATCGAAAAAGAGATCGCCTGGAAGCAGGGTGATAAGGAACTGACTGCAACCGTGTACGTCCGGCCCCTGTCGTACAGCACCGCTGTTTCTGACCTTCTGGCCATGAATGGCAAGGTTGATGGCCTAGCGGGTCGGATTGCTGCGTCAATCGTGGATGAAAAGGGTAAGCCGGTATTCACGCCGGCAGATATCACCGGAGAGGCCGACCCCGATCGCGGCGCGCTGGATGGGAACCTGACCATCGCCCTGCTCACCGTTATCGCCGAGGTGAACAACCTGGGAAAGACGACCAGCTCAGCGAACTAGATGAGGTTTGGCATGAACTGGTGATGTGCGGGATTGGCGGCAGAACCATTGCAGAAGCCAAGTCGCGTCTCACCTACCGGGAGTTCCTGAGCTGGTGCAAGTTTCGGAACAAGCGGGGGAGTCTCCATGTAGGCATGAGGGTAGAGCGCGGAGCAGCACTGCTCGCTGCGCTCTATGCCAACTCGCATAGCAAGGAGACGTACAAGCTGTACGACTTCATGCCGCATGAAGAAGAGCCCGCCATCAGTCTAGATCAGGCCCTTGAGACCTGGGCTTAGCCATTCTTTTTGCCCGGAGCATTCCGGGATTTTTCATTGGAGCCCGCAATGGCATCACGCAGCCTAGGGACGCTTACGCTCGATCTCATCGCCAAGGTTGGTGGCTTCGTGGCCGGCATGGATGCCGCCGAGCGCCGTTCGGAAAAGTGGCGCAAAGAGGTCGAGAAAAATGCGGCAAAGGTGGGGGCTGCGATTGGCGCTGCCACTGCGGCAGGCATCACCGCGCTTGCCGCTCTCACTGTCTCCACCGTCCGCAATGCCAATGAAATCGCAAACCTTGCTAGCGTTGCCAATGCGAGCACGACCGAGTTTCAGAAATATGCGGCCGGCGCAAAGCTGGTTGGCATTGAGCAAGAGAAGCTTGCTGACATCTTCAAGGATGTGAACGACAAGGTAGGCGACTTCATCAATACCGGCGGCGGTGCGCTTGCCGATTTCTTCGAGAACGTAGCGCCTAAAGTTGGCGTGACCGCAGACCAGTTCCGGAATCTGAGCGGCCCCCAGGCACTTGGCTTGTACGTTTCAAGCCTGGAAAAGGCCAAGGTCAGCCAGTCGGACATGACCTTCTATCTGGAGGCTATTGCGAGCGATGCGACTGCGCTGCTCCCATTGCTTCGCAATAACGCTGAGGGATTCAAGACCTTTGGTGACGCCGCCCAGGCCGCTGGCGCGATTCTCGACGAGAAGACGATTAAGTCGGCGAATGAGCTTCAGGCCGCAACGTGGCTGGTTGAGCAGAGCGCGGCGGGCCTAAAAAACCAACTAAGCACAGCGCTGATACCAATCCTGAGCGATCTCGCTGACTCTATATTCGACGTGACCAAGGAAGGCACGGCGATGGTGAGTGTTGGCGAATTCGTTGCCGATTCGTTCCGCTGGATAGCGAAGACAGCAATTGGCGCTGTCGCAGCGTTCGAGCTGGTGGGGAAATCGATTGCTGGTGCAGCAGCAACGGCCAGGGCTGCTTTTGATGGAGTGACGTGGCTGGAACTCGCATCCGGCCCTGCCGGGCTTGCTAAACGCCTGGCGCAAAACTGGGATGGAATCAAGGCCGGTGTCGGCGTGGCAGCAGAAGACCTGTCCAATACGGTCTCCAAGTATGCCGGCATTATGGACAGTATCGACCGCGCCGGAACGGGTGGAACCAATGGGCAGGTAGCCCAGCTGGCCGAAACGCTAGCTTCGCTCCGTGAGCAGGCGAATAAGCCTGGAGCTTTCAAGGCTCTTACCAAGGAGCAGAAGGAAGCCGGGAAAGAAGCCGAGGCTGCTGCTAAGAAGCTGCAAAGCGCCTACGAAACGGTTGAGCAGTCGTATCAACGACAGATAGCGCTGATCAACACGGAAGTCGACAAGCGCAAGGATGCCACCGAGGTGGCAAAGCTTCAGTTCGAAATCGAGTCGGGCAAGCTGGTTGGAATCAATGCCGAGCAGCAGAAACGCTTGAATGGCTTGGCAGAAGAGCTTGACCGCCTGAAGCAACTGAAGCAGGCGAACGAGGATGAGGCAAAGGCTCAGGCCTTCCGTGCAACGCTCAATGAATCCAATGCAATTACTCGCGCAGGATTTGAAATTGAACTGGCCGGATCGGGCAGCGGCGACAAGTTGAGAGAGCGCCTGCGCGCAGACCTGGAGATTCAGCAGGATTACAACAAACAGCTTGCCGATCTCCAGAGGCAGCTGAACTCCGGCGACATCGGTCAGTCGCTGTACGACAAAGAAACGGACATGCTGCGTCAGGCTCTGGCCGAGCGCCTGGAAATCCAACACGAGTATTACGCTGCGCAGGATGAGGCTCAGAGCAACTGGATGGATGGCGTCACCAGTGCCTGGGAGAACTTCGCCGACGCAGCTACGAACTACTCGGCCATGGCTGCTGATACCACTACCTCGATCCTTGGCAGCGCCAGAAGTGAGCTTGGCAACTTCATGTCCGACGTGGCTACAGGGGCATCAGATGCTGGTGATGCTCTGATGGACATGGTGACAGGGTTCGCCAAGTCCATGGTTCAGGCCCTGGCTGACATGGCCGCCCAGTGGCTGGTCTACCAGGCGGTGCAGTTGGTCGTAGGGAAGACGGCTCAATCGACTGCGGCAATCGGGCTTGTCGCCAATGCTCAGGCAACGGCGTTTCAGGCACAGCTAGCGGCGTTTGCCTCGACGGCTGCCATTCCGGTTGTTGGCCCCGGTCTGGCTGCTGGTGCTGCTGCGGCGGCAGCCGCAGCTACCGCGCCAATGGTTGCTGGAGTTTCTTCGGCGGCCTTCGGGGGCATCGCGCACGGCGGCATCGACAACATCCCGAAGGAGAGTACCTGGCTGCTTGATGCTGGTGAGCGGGTGCTCAGCCCGAACCAAAACAGGGATCTGACTGATTTCCTCAGCAGGGCGGGCGGCGCGAGTGCTGGGGCTGGACAGGCGCCGTCGATCACTATCAACGCTCCGGTCACGGTTAATGCCCAGCCGGGCATGAGCCAAGAGGAAGCTCGAATGCAGGGAGAGGCTGCCGGGCTGGCCTTGCGGGAGGAGGTCCGGAGCGTCATTCGGGAAGAGTTGGGGCAGAACGGTCTGCTTTGGAGGCGATAAGTGGCTGAGACCTTTTCTTACTGTACCCGCCTTGGAGCTACCGGCGAGATTGCCCAGCGCACCTGGCAGAACGACTTCGGGGATGGATACGTTCAGTCCGGCGGAACGGGGATCAACACCAGATCCGAGACCTGGGATGGAATGACGATCATCGGGCGCCTGGAGGCTGGTGATGATCTCCTGGGCGCCCGCGCCTTCCTGGACCGGCACGAGGGGTATAGGTCGTTCCTGTGGACGCCCCCTGGCGGCGCACAGGGTCGATACCGGTGCAATGGATACAAGCTGAGGCCGTTGGGTGGAGGGCTGTACGAACTGAGTTTCACGTTCGTCCAAGTCTTCTACCCGTAGCAACCAACCATGAGCGGCGAGGCCGCGGGAGTAAAGAATGATTGAGTCTGAAAAGAAAGCCGCCAATGGTGATTCGGTTTGGCGATTGAGACAGGACGGAACTGTCGAAATCAATGAAGCAGATGTTTCCGATGCAGTGGTCTCGCCTCTCTCCGTCATTGGTATCGGTCTGCCGAAAGAGTTTACAGAAGAGTTAGAAAGAAAAGCCGACCTGCTCGAGCGCCGGCTTTCGAGGATGGAGGCGGCTCTTGGGCTTGAGCCGATCCTTTAGATCTGATCCATCTTGCTGGCAGCCCTCAGCCCTGATATCAAGGCATCAAGAGCCAAGTGGTGCTCAGAAGATCCGTCGCGGAGGGAAGCATCAAGTCGATATCGCCTTCTAGCGGAATAGGGCTTGAGAAGGTGGTCGTAACCAAAGCCATGCTTGATGTCGGATATGACATCCTGGATGAATATCTCTCATACAATAACGGTTTTATCTCTAGGTTCATCCTCGAAGAAGCTTTTCGGGCAATGTGTCTTTGTTGGCTGCAAGAATCTGCTGTCGAGTCAGGGGCCTCTGATAAATTCAAGACAAAGCATAAACCTCGGAGCGAGTTGAATGAGCACCTTTGCTTGTGAGTCCAACATGAAGGAGCTCTCAATGAGCACAGGTCGGCCCATTGAGGAGCTAAAGCAGGTAGTCGTGACTGAGTTAATGGTCAAGGCCGCGATGGATTATGTGCTCGGGTTATGGGATCGGGATGTCGACATTTTCCTGCTAGAGGATGTGTTCAGGATAATGGCAGTTCTTCAGCCTCGGCCTCTGGATATTCCAAAATTGACGAGCGCACCTTCTCAATGAGCTTGTCGAACTTGGATAGCGATGCCGATTTAATTTCATCTGGAACACCGCATTCCAACAGCCCAGCAATAATGCCGAGCAGGTAGTAAACCTGCATTAAGTCGAGCGCGATTTTTCTAAGTTCAAGCAACGTTAGCGTTTCTGAGTAGGGCGTTCCGTCACTGTTCCTCTTTGTTGGATGGTAGATAGGGGCCTCGTCCTTGCCCTCTGGTGATAACCCCCAGGCCCAATGGACGATCTTGTTTCTCTGCGCCGTCATCTTCTTGAATGTGGACAGAGCGACATTCAGCCTTTCCGGTATGTCGATCGGTAACGGCGATGTTTCGAGAAGCTTTGTGACCGTTGCTGCTAATGAGGTCGAGCGGAGCCTTAATGATTCTACGACGACCGACTGGGTATCCGCTCTTAGTCCGCTTAGAAAACCGAATATCCGCATGAGCGGTTCATCGCACAGGCTGTGATTGACCACGATCTGCCCGATTTCTGCCCGCATGGCAGAGTTTGGGCCCGCGTCGTATCTATAGTTTGTGGTTCTTGGGTCTTCCATTCCGCTTGCCTCCTCGGCCCCTGTTCTCATCCAAGCACGGGAAGCTACCGCCAGAGCAAACATGCTGCCACTGGCATTTCATCCACGCTGTACAACCTTCCAGCCCGCCTCGCGCGGGCTTTTTCATATCTGGAGAACGCATGGCCTTCAATGCTGATGTGCAGAAGCTTGAGCCGGGGAACCTGATCCGGCTGTTTGAGGTGGATGCGACGCGCCTTGGCGGAAATCTCTGGCGATTCCATGGCCACGCCCAGGAAGGGGAGATCATCTGGCAGGGAAATGTGTACGAGCCGATTCAAATCACCGCAAAAGGCTTTGATATCCGCGGCGATGGTCGACCCGCGTCGCCGACCCTCCAACTGGCAAACGAGCTCGCCGGCATTCGAGGAGCGATATCGGCCATCTGCCTTCAGTTGCGAGACCTCTGTGGCGCCAGGGTTCGGGTGATCGAGACGTGGCGGCACTATCTGGATTCCGCGAACTTCCCTGATGGCAACCCCGATGCAGCCGACGAGGCTCGGGTGGGAATCTGGTTCATTGAGCAGAAGACCGAGGAAACCCGGGAGCAGGTCACCTTCGCGCTCAGCAGCCCTATCGACATGGAGGGGCAGATGCTACCGGCCCAGCAGATCACCAAGCTTTGCCGGTGGGCGTGCCGAGGTCAGTATCGAGGAGAGGCTTGCGCCTATACCGGCGCTGCCCTCTTCACGAAGAAGGATGAGCCTACCGATAACCCGGCTCTCGATCGGTGTGGCGGCCGCTGGAGCAGTTGCAAGCTGCGCGGCAACACCAACCGCTTCGGCGGTTCCTTGGGGGCAAGTTTGATCGTTTCGTCGAGGTAAGCATGCGCATCAGTCAAAAGCTGCAGTGTCAGATCCTGGCGCACGCCGAAAGCGTCTACCCGAGCGAGGCGTGTGGCGTATTGCTCAAGACCGATAGCGGCCGAGAATACGCGCCTTGTGGCAACCTGGCGGTCAGTGATCGCGAAAACTTCGTCATGGATCACCGGGACTACGCAGCAGCAGAGGACCGCGGCGAAGTAATTGCCGTCATCCATAGCCATCCTGACAAGGCTCCGATCCCGAGCATGGCCGACCGGGTCAGTTGTGAGCTTCACGGATTGCCGTGGGGAATCATCGGGCTGCCGGGTGGGGAAATGACCTGGTTCAAACCATCAGGTTATCGCGCCCCGCTGCTCGGCCGAGAGTTTTCCCACGGCTTGCTCGACTGTTGGGGCGCCTGCCGGGATTGGTACGAGCGAGAAGCTGGGTTGGCGCTGCCGAACTTCGAGCGCAAGGACCTTTGGTGGGAGGTCAAGGACGGATCGAGCCTGTACGAGGACAATTACGAGAGTGCCGGTTTCTATCGCGTTGACGACCTGCGCCGCGGCGACATGCTGGTGTTTCAGGTACCCACTCCAGGGAGGCCTTGTTATCACCCGAACCATGCCGCGATCTATCTCGGTACCGATCCTTGTTTGCGAAGTGAAGAGGCTCCAGCGCTGGGCGGCTCGGGTCCGTTCATCTATCACCACATGGCGGGTCGCGCGGCCACACGCGAAATCTACGGCTGGTCCATGGCCAACAGGGTCCGGCTGATCCTTCGCCACAAGGACTTCCCCCAATGAAGACCGTGCGACTGCATGGCGCGTTGCGCCGTGAATTTGGCCGTGAGTATGTGCTCGATGTATCAGGTCCGCGAGAGGCCACCATTGCCCTGGCCAGCATGGTAGATGGTTTCGAGAAATTCATGCGAACCGCAGAAGAGCGCGGGATGCGGTTCGCGGTTTTCGTAGGGCGGCGAAATCTTCGCGAAGAGGAGCTTGACCTGGCCGGAGCCGGCGAGTCGGTCATCCGCATCGTGCCAGTCATCCAAGGCAGCAAGAGTTCCGGAATTTTTCAGACGGTCCTGGGAGCGGCGTTGGTCGTTGCGGGCTATTTCACGTTCGGCACCACCTCGGCAATAGGCGTTGCAATGATGGCTGGCGGCGCTGGCCTGGCGCTTGGTGGCGTTGCCCAGATGCTGGCCCCGTCAACTCAGGCTTCCGCCGCGAAGAACGAGGATGGGAATAACCCGAGCTATGGATTCGGTGGCGCCATGACCACTATTGCTCAGGGCAACCCATACCCAGTGCTTTACGGCGAGCGAGAGATCGGCGGCGCCGTCGAGTCGGGCGGGGTTTACACGGAAGACCAGCTCTAGCACGACTGCTGCCAGACCCCGCTTCGGCGGGGTTTCTTGTTTCTGGAGATCGAAAATGTCTGTTGTGACCAAAAAGCGCCATCAGCCTTTGCGTGGAAGCAAGGGGGGCAGCTCCAAGCCGAAGCAGCCGCACATCGCCCAGAACGGCGTCGCATCGCTGTCCACTGCTCGGATCGTGTATCTCCTGAGCTGGGGGCCGATTGTTGGCCCAGTCAATGGACTTAAGTCGATCAAGCTTGACGGTACTCCGATCCAGGCAGAAGACGGCACGCTGAACTACCCCGACGTGAAGTGGCAGTTTCGACCGGGCGAGTTAAATCAGGAGCGACTGGAAGGTGTAGCGGAGTCCAGCAACGAGATTGCGGTGGGCCAGACCTTGCTCAGCACGCAGCCCTACATCTACACCGTCACGAACGCCACGGCGGATGCGGTACGCGTGCGCCTGTCCTGGCCCAACCTGCAGGCGCAGGATTCGTCCGGGAACATCAATGGGGTGCGTATTGAGTACGCGATCGATGTCGCCACGGATGGCGCTCCTTACCAGACCGTACTCAGCACGTTTGTCGACCGGAAGAACGTTACGACTTACTACCGTTCTCATCGGATCAACCTGCCGGCAGGAGGGCACTGGGCGGTTCGCGTGCGGCGGATCACGCCGGAGGCGAACAGCTCTCTGGTCCAGGACACCATGGTGCTGACTGCGATAGCTGAAGTTGTCGACAGCAACCAGGAGTTTCCGCTCACCGCCGTTGGCTGCGTGGAGTATGACGCCCAGCAGTTCGGGGGCGACTTTCCGAAGTTCTCTGCGCTCATGCGCGGGCGGATCGTGCGGGTTCCGATGAACTATGACCCTGAGACTCGGACCTATTTTACCGGCGGCCCCGGTACCACGAATGGCGTTTGGGACGGCACCTTCAAGGAGGCTTATTCCAACAATCCGGCCTGGGTTTTCTATGACCTGGTGTTGAACCCCTATTACGGCCTGGGTGAGCGCATCGACCAGAGCATGGTCAACCGTTGGGCCCTCTATCGCATTGCGCAGTACTGCGACCAGTTGGTTCCGGATGGGAAGGGCGGTCAAGAGCCTAGGTTCACTTGCAACCTCTATCTTCAGAAGCAAGAGGAGGCGTATGCCGTTCTTCAGGATCTCGCTGCAATCTTTCATGGGTTGGCGTTCTGGGATGGTAGCCAGATCACTGTCAACGCCGACATGCCTCAGGACCCGGTTTACACCTATACCACGTCGCAGATTCTGAACGATGGTGTGGTTGCGTATTCGGGGACACGGACGCGAGACCGCCATTCGCTGGCGATGGTCTCTTGGGACAACCCGGCCAATGCGTTCGAGACAGACAAGGAGCCGGTCTTCGACGAGGATGCGATTATCGAGCTTGGCGGGATCGTCAGGGAGGTATCGGTCGGGGCTCTCGGCTGCACCAGCCAGGGTCAGGCGCAGCGGGCGGGGCAGTGGGCGCTTATGACTGAGCAGTTGCAGACTCGTGGGGCCGTCTGGAAGGTTGGCCTGGATGGATTCATCCCGCGGCCTGGACAGGTGGTGGCTCTGGCAGACCCCATGCTTGCCGGTCGTGCGAATGGCGGCAGGATCTCGGCGGTATCTGGACGAGCAATCACCGTAGACCGAGATGTGGATATCCCGGTCGGCGCGCGGCTGCGAGTCAACCTGCCCAGTGGGCGCTCGGAAGCCAGGGCGATTCAAGGTCATGACGGACGCGTCATAACGGTGGTGGCCGACTTCAGTGAAGAGCCTTCCCCCGAGAGCGGTTGGGCGATCGACTACGACGACCTGGCCCTGATGCAGTTCTACGTCAAGAACGTGACCAGACCAAGTTGGGAGCAATTCCAGCTTGAGGTTATCCAGCACGAGCCCGGCAAGTTTGATGCGATCGATCACGGGGCGATCATCGATTCTCGGCCGATCAGCGTCCTGCCGTCCGGGGTGCAGGATCCGCCTGCACGCGTATTGATCTCGCAGCACATCGCGGTCGAGCAAGGCCTGGCGGTCACGATCATGACCATCGCCTGGGACGCGGCACCGGACGCGGTAGCGTACGACGTAGAGTGGCGCTGGGGCTCGCGCGAGTGGGTCAGGGTTCCGCGTACGGGGGAGCTGATGGTGGAAGTACGTGGGGTATACACCGGCCAGTACCTTGCGCGCGTGCGGGCTGTGAACTCCATGAACGTGTCGTCGATCCCAGCGAACTCGGTGTTGACCGACATCACCGGCAAGACCGGCGCGCCGCCGGCGCTGGCGTTCCTGCGTACCACCAGCGGACCGTGGAAGATCGGCCTGGAGTGGGGATTCCCGGCCAGTGGCGCGGCGGACACCGCCTACACCGAGATCCAGCAGTCGGTCACCCCGGGCGGCAGCCAACAGAACGCAACTGCCCTGGGCTTGTTCGCATACCCGACCGACACCCACACGCTGACCTCGCTGGCGGCCGGCGCTCGCCTGGCCTTCCGCGGGCGCCTGATCGACCGTACCGGCAATGTCGGCCCCTGGTCGACCTGGGTCGACGGCATCAGCTCGACGGATGCGAGCGAGTACAACGAACTGATCACCAAGGAGTACGTCGAGTCAGCTCTGGGCGAGCAGTTCTTCGCCGACATCGATCAGATGCAGGTCGATATCAGTGGCCTGCAGGACCAGATCGACAATCTGGCCGATGTGCTGGCCTACGACCCGACGAAGACCTACGCGAAGAACGATATCGTGCGGGTCGGCAACCGGCTGTATCAGGCGAAGCAGGCGGTGCCGCTCAACGCCTCGCCGCCGAACGCGACCTACTGGGCCGACATCGGGCAGTCGATCGAGACGGCCAACGGTCTGGCTCAGCAGGTGGCCACCAACACCGCGGATATCACCGAGCTCGACGGTAAGGTCGAGGCGGCGGCTTCGAGCCTGGATGTTCTGCAGGCTGCCGCCCGCCGGGAGCCGGCGACCGGAGAGAAGGCGGATGCGCTGAAGGGCTGGGACACCATTGCTCGAGCAGCCACCGAAGTCACCGTGCGAGCGAACGAGGACGAAGCGCAGGCGAAGCGGACGAGTCTGTTGGAGGCCAGGACGGCAACTGCAGAAGGGCGCATTACCACCGTTGAGCAGGTGACCGCTAGCGATAGGCAGGCCACCGCTCAGCGCATTGACCAGTTGTCAGCGGAGGTGGGTAGCAACAGTGCGGCAATCCAGACGACGTCCCAGGCAGTGGCCTCTCTGGATGGGAACGTTCAGGCGCTCTACAGCGTAAAGCTCCAGGCCCATGCCAATGGGCAGTCGTACGCCGCTGGCTGGCAACTGGGCTTCGACAGCGGAACGAGCGTGACGACCATGGCGTTCCAGGCTGATCGGTTCCTCTGGTTCAACAGTTCCAGCGGGCAGACCGTGGCGCCGGTCTCGATCGTCGGAGGCCAGATGTTCATCAACAACGCGATGATTCAGGACGGATCGATCACCAATGCAAAGATCGGCAACGTGATTCAGTCGACCGTACTCGGCGCCAACGGCGAGCCGCTGTGGAAGCTGGATAAAGGGGGAAGTTTGACGATGAACAGCGCGACATCCGGGGGCTTCATGAGGCAGACGGCGGAGGCCGTCAAGGTCTACGACGCGAACCTCGTGTTGCGGGTACAGATCGGGAATCTCGACGCATGACCTACGGTCTCCGGATTCTAAACGCCGCCGGTGGGATCATCATGGATCTCACCGGACAGTCGGCGCGAACTATCTATCGGCAATCCATCGGAGCGATCACAACTGGAATGTCAGTAACTGTTCCAGGGTTTGATCCCGCTCGCGGCGTAGTGTTCTTCATTGCTAACGGAAATCCATCCGGATTTGTCCCGCCGTACCGCATCGCTGGTAACGTCATCATGTTTGAAATGAGTGGTTCTTCGAATACAACCTATGTTCTGCATGCGGTGATGTTCTCATGAGTTACGGAGCTCTCATTCGCGGTAATAGCGGGCAGACAATCATCGACGATGTAAATCCATGCATGCATATTGTGGAGTCGGGGACTTATGGGGTGCAGGGAGCAACGGAACTTGTTATCAGCTATTCGACCCCAATAAATTCGCCCTATGAGCCGTATGTGTATGTTAGGCCGAACGGGCCTCACCAGATATATCAGTTCCGTCATCTGGGAGGGCCCGGAGCGTGGACCGGCTTCGCGTTTTATCAGTCTATTTTCCGGGACACTGAACCGCCGGTATATGGAGGGCAGTGGAAGGCGGCCGCCGTGATGCTTCCACGTACCGGTGGTTGGGGACTTCAAGTATTCGATGGTCAGTCACGTGTGATGTTCGATAGCAATCGTGAGATCGTTCGCTTCGTAGGTGGGGCGCAAACGTGGAGCAAGTATGCATTCAATCCGAATTGGCCAGGAGGGATGCGACTACAAACATGGGCACTGCCGTATCCATATGGAACATCGACGTACTATATGGTGAGCCATTTCAACCTAAAGCCATGGTTTACTCTTGAACCCCCTCGGGTGGGGTTTCTCTACAGTTCGCGAACCACTATTTTCGCGTCTGCTCTTGTCCCGGACGAAACAAATCGCCCCTTCAATTGGCCGCTGATAGCGGTAGCCTAGTTCCGATGGAGAGATAAATGGCATGGTACTCAACAGGCACCGTAGCGGTGACCGCAAATAGCCCGACCGTTACCGGTACCGGCACACAGTTCTCGTCCAATGCCCGGGTCGGCGATGCATTTCGCGGGCCCGATGGTCGTTGGTACGAGGTCACAAACGTCGCCAGTTCGACGGTCATCTCGATCAAACCCAACTACCAGGGCAGCACGGCTAGCGGCCAGGCCTATGCGGTGGCGCCGATCCTGGGCTACGACAAGGACCTGTCGGATCGATTCAACCTGATCGCCAACCAGTGGGGGAGTACCCTTGCAGCGGTCAAGCCATGGGCTCTGTCGAGCACTGGGACGCAGGCTCAGGCAGATATGGGCATGACCGGTTTGGGACGTGGACTCAACGCCGCAGAGAGCACTTCGGATGCTCGCGCGGTTCTTGAGCTGGGGACCGCTGCTACAGCTAATGTCGGTACCGCTGATGGGAACGTGATGACCGTCGGCGCCTTCGGGCTGGGTAGCCCGAGCGGCGGTCCTTCCGGAGCTCCCGACTCGTCTTTCCGGCCGGGTTTCTATCGCTATCCCGTCGGCGCCTCCGGTGCGCCGTACGGCGACTCAGCGGGCTCGTTGCTCGTGAATACGCTCGGCGGCAACTACGTACAGCAGATCGCGATCACGCCACGGCCCAGCACGACGAATCCCTGGGTTGGCTGCCGACATTTCGACGGAGGGGGCAATCCTGGGCCGTGGGTCCTGTTTTATCACTCGGGAAACACGACGAGAGCAACCGACGGGACGCTTCGTGCGGCATCGCCAGTCGTGCGTATCGCCAACGTTGCTGCGAGCTTGAGACCCGATCTCAATGAACTGGATTTCGAGCCTGCTGGCGCGTGGGGTGTAGCCAACGCAGAGGCCCGCGGCGTTACTGTTCAACGGCTCGCCGTTGGCGTCTACAAGGTCTCTGGTAGCCTGGGGCTAGCGAAAGAGGGCTGGCGCGTGATCGACCCTGCGTCTCCCGACGGCGGTCGCCCACTCGGTATCACTGACAGCGAACAGGCTGAGGATGGGACGGTCACCATCCGGCTCTTCAAACAGCGCTGGACACTCAGTGACGACGGCGAAATGGTGCTCGGGAAGGGCGCTCCGCTGGATGTCCCGCTCAATAGCTGGATCGATGTCCGATTGTCGATGCCGGCACCTCCTGAGATGCAGCCCGAGACTCTATGAACAGCCCGCACTCTGCGGGCTTTTTTGGTGCGCCCGGCACGGGCGCACTCCTGGAGGTGCAAGTCCTCCCGTGAGCTG